ATTACTGACAGCCAGAACAGAGCGCAGAGCCTATCTAATCCCTGCCCTCAGTGTGGCTATATTGATCCAGAGGTCAAGGCTAAGATTGAACAGCTGAATATCGACACCAAGGATAATATCAAAGAGCTTGAAGAGAAAAAACTCAAGTTAGCAAATATAATCCAGCCAGAAGATAAACCAATGCCAACCAAGGCAGAGGAGCAGAAAGCCCTTGAGGCTACACTGCAAGGTATGGTAACTCCAACCTATGAGCCAGTAGCCGACAAGCCCAGCATCCTCTCATCCTACGATGAGGAACAGCTCAGAGCCAAGCTTGAGCAGGCCCAGGGAGCAGGTAATCAGATAGCAATCCTAGAGAGTCAGATCACCGCAACTGAGCAGGAGATAAGCCAGCTTGAGAGTCAGACATACAGCATTGATGCTACTCTGGCCGGCAAGGTATTAGAGCTGGATCAGAAGAGAGCTGCCCTACTCCAAGAGTGGCGTGAGGCAAGTGAAAAACTGTCAACAGCGAAGGCTAATCTTGCGAACCTACAAGAGCGCATAAAGACAGCTCAGTCTCAGCTTGAGGCTGTCAGCAAGGCAAGGGAGGACAGCGAGGCTGAAGGCCTACAGATAGCTCTTTGGGACTATGTATCCTTGATGCTAAGACCTGCCAAGATACCGGCCTTTGAGTTGGAACTCTTGCTTGATAGCATTGACCTAGAAGCTACAAGGATCATTGATCCATACCAGGAGGGGAGGTTCAACTTCTCCACAGAGACGCAGAGCGATGGAGGAGTTGATCGCTTTGATATCATGATCCATGACAACGAGGTTGGAACCTCAAGAAGCTTCATGAAGTTCAGCCCAGGGCAAAAGGCTTTCTTCTCAGATGCATACGTCAAGGCTCTGGTAAGACAGCGCAACGAGAGGAGCAACAGAAGTTACAGCCCTGTGATCATGGATGAGTCTGATGGTCCAATCGAGCCAGGTCTTGTTGGCGCATACTATGAGATGCAAAGAAAGTATTGGAAATGCCCTGTATTGGCTGTCAGCCACAGCCCTGCAAGTCATGAGTTTATTGAGAATAGCATTGATATAGAATTATTAAAAGGAGATACGAAATGAGAACAGCTTACATCACCGGCCGATTAGGCAAAGACCCTGAGACGTTCGCACCACAAGGAAGCGAATATAGCGTATTAAAGTTCAGCGTTGCGAATAACGATGAATCGAAAAAGAACGCCGAAGGTGGTTATGATAATATAACCTCTTGGTTTGACTGTGAATTTTGGACTAAGAATCCCACCCACTGGCTACAAAAGTTAGCCAAGGGCGTTGAGGTGGCTCTTGAGTGTACTATCAAGCAGGATACATGGGAGACAGAGGGGCAGAAGCGCAGCAAGGTGAAGTTCCATGTTGTAAGATTCCCTGTGATATGCGGAGGAGCTGTTGAAGTGAAAGCTCCGGTAGCAGGGCCAGAACAATTTGATGAGGATATCCCATTCTAGACATCGATAAATCAATTTCAAGGCAATGAGTAAAATCATTGCCTTTTCTTATAATAAAACTAATTTTAGTGTTGACACTCCACTAGTAATGGTGTAAACTGTATTTAGATAGAGAAAGAAAAGGAGATACAAGATGAAAGTTACAGAAAAAATGATTCAAAAAAGGATTATTGACTGGGGTTTAGACCCTGATGATGACGAGGATTACTACTGTGCTCAAGACAGCTTATATATCGAGCAGAATCCAAATGCTCAAATGATGTATGATGCCATGAATGATGGTGTCATATAAATTAGACTATACAGCCCCCTTCGGGGGCAAAGGAGAATTGAAGATGAAAAGGACAACAAAAGTTATCAATGGCACTTGTACAGAATGGTGCAAATATGGTCAATGTTTTATAGGTTCTTACACTTGTACAAAATGCAATATGTTCAATGGCAAAGAAAAAAACAGTGTAAGGTCCCACGTTATTGTTGATTGTAAATTTATGGAGGAATTAAAATGACCTATTATATGACCGAAGTGACTAGTAAAAACTCCCGCAAAAGGAGACCTGACCACGAAATTAATACAAAGACGCTCTCTCAAGCAAAGAGAGAGGCGACGAAACTACAGTATTTTTATCACACTGTACTGAACTTGTGGTTCGACAAAGAGATGACAGAGATTGCTGCTCAAAAGATAGGCAAGGAGTGGGTATTATGAAACGTATAATATCGGGGTATATATTCGATACCCACACTGCAGAGCTTGTATGCGATGTTGTTGAGAATAAAAAAAATAATTCTCTCTACATCAATGCCCAACTCTTCGCAAAACCAAGGGCAAATGAAGCGAGGCGTTTCTTCCTTGCAGGTTTTGGTGGTTCGCTTACTGCTTTTGCAAAAAGCAATCATGACGGATCAATGAGGGAGAGTGAGAAGATTATTGTTATCACAGAGGAAGAGGCGTATAATTTTGCAAAGAAATATGCAACACAGGAGGCTATATTCAAGTACTTCTAAAAATTAAGGGTTGATAGAAATATCAGCCCTTTTAATTTATTGATTCAATATTTCAATGATTGCTTGATAATATTCGCTCTTAACATCGATATAAAAATTTAATTGTTTACCCCACGATATAAGGTCGCTCATGTTTGACGTGAGTGCCTTTATTGCGCCTAGGCTATCACTCGGTACATTCTCCAAACTAGGTTGCTCAGGTCGTCCAATGGTGAATGGTTTAATATCAATGCTATGTGGAGGTTTTGTCGTCTGACAACTTGTTAAAGTTATCAACAATATCATTAGCAATATCAATAATCTCTTCATCAGTTTCTGCCTCCTTTATCTCAGTTTTTTGTTCATCGTTTGCCTTATCTTTTTTCTTCTCTTCCTGAACAATCTTAGTTGATAACTCATCATGTTTTTGAATGATATCTTTTTCCTTTTTGACCTTGAGAATCTGAGTCTTTGCTTCCTCAACGTCTTTTTCTAAGTTATCCTTTTGCTTCTTTTGTATCCCAAGAAGGGCGAGTAGAAGCGTGAACACTCCAACTATGATAGATATAATTGTTGTCATCACGACTCCTTATATTTCTTAACAGCTGAGTTAGCACCAATAGAAGCTATAAGAGAGATATACAATGGTGCAAAGCCTTTTAAGAAGGTCGTGTAGCCACTCATGTTGAAACTCGGTACGAACGCACCTACAACGCCTGTCAAGAATGCTAAGATAAGCATCCATAGCGTGAGGCTCTTAGCTATGCCTGTAGACTCCTTGCTTTTTGTTGCCGTCTTACAATTAAATTCTTCCATAATTTTCTCCTATTGTATCACTAGATATACCATACCAATAATCGTGGATATCATGCCAACGCCCATCGCTATTTCCTTCCATACCGCACCTTTCGATAACAATCGTGTCTCAATTTTAATGACCTTTTCTCTTACTTCTGTAACAGATCGTGTGAGTTCTTTCCAATCGCCATTCATGATTCGCTTGTCGTGTGCGCTCACCATAGCACGTATGCTCTCCGATTCGATAAGGTGTTTATCTAAAGCCCTGTCGGTTTTATCCACTGTCTTTTCAATCTGTGTAAGTCGTTGTTCCATAATTTCCATGCGATATTCCTTTATATGAGTAACAGAATGCAAGCCAAAGCAATTCCAAGAATGTCAGCTACCAAATCGTAAACATTATCCCGACTGAAACCCCTCTTCTTGATGTCGTATGCTTCTTTGCCTAAAGCTAACACTACAGCAAGTGGCAGATAAATAGTTGTGAGGAAGTAGCAGTAGAGGAAGTGGATGGCTTTGTCAGATGTTAGGAGTTTAAGGAGTTTGTTCGTATTCACGTATCAACCTCCTTGCCTCTTTTCTATCCGCTACAAGGTTACGATATTCAACTTCTGCATCAAGCCCTAACTCTGCACACTTAGCATATACCCAATCTGTGCTGTCGAGCAGTTGATGTAGTTGAATAAGCAAATCCTTCTCATTAAGTTGTTTGAATGTGGCGTTAGGATTTGTCGTCCTGTAGCAATCACATTCGTAAGAAGTGTCGCCATCTTCGGTTGCGGGTATCTCAACGAAATTTCCCCTGAGTTCGATGATGTTTCCCATTTCCAAGCGTTCTGTTTTATTTAATACATTTTGTTTCATGCTATCTCCTTTAATTTTAATTTTTCTATCATACGTTGCCTAATTTGGTTTTCATAATCAGTACCATTTATAACTTCTTTAAGGTGCAAATCTTTGATTACATGTTCTATCTCTTGATGAAAGAATAGACAATCTGAATGTTGTGCCATACCTTTATATGATAGCACACTTCTTGCTAAATGGGGGGTTGGATCTTTCTTTACTTGAGTAATCCTCCGTCTAATATTAAGATATGTTTTACCTCTTAATACTTGTTTATTCCGATATGTTTTCATACCCAACATATCTATAAACCTATTTCTGCTCCACTTGTAAATCTTTATTTTACCTTTACCACTTTCTTTAATTTCTAAACCAATAGTAGGTAGATATTCCCTAATAAAATCAGCTACTTTCTGGGCTTTTCTTTTTGTTTTAGTAAGAACTAATATATCGTCCACATAACGAATATAGAATTTTAGTTTGAACTTCTCTTTCATAATATGGTCGAGTTCGTCAAAATAAAATAAAGCCAACCACAAGTTCAAATAACTACCGAGAGTCACTCCTACACCATTAGGTGATTCTTTATAAAGCATCTTTTCTATAAGAGATATTATTTTCTTATCCCTTATTTTTAACTTCAATTTATCGATTAGAATTGATATAGGAATGCTTGGGTAGTATTTTCGTACGTCCATTTTTAGGACATATTTTGTACCACGTTGCTGAGACCAATGTTTAATGAGTTTGTTACCATAACTCAATCCACGGTTTGGGATATTTGCTACGTTATGTTGTATAAACGTTGCTTCAAAATGGGGCTTCATGAGAGTCACTAAAGCCCAATGCACCATTTGGTCACGAAATGCAGGACAGGAAATATCACGCATCTTCTTAGCGTTCTTATCCCACTTTGTCATATTTCTACATAACTGGGGTTCATATGTTTCATTGCATAATTCTTCAATAAGTTTAGCTTGTGTTTCAGAGTTATTCATCTTTTGTACAGATGCTCTTTTACGTTTGCCTTTGCTTGCGTTATGCCAACAATAAGCCATGAGTTCAGGGTCAAGTAGTTTATCATAAGTGATATCTTTCCATGTTTTCATATTTTATCCTTTACAATCAACGATGTTCGCATTATTTCAGCTACCAACCATTTTTTAGTTATTGTATTTTCCAAAAGGAGGACTAAAGATATGTTAAGAAACGTAAGGATAAGGCGAGAGCCGTTGTTAATGTTCGTGTTAGTAGGAGAGTTGTTACCATTAGAATACACTAGTGAGACGTTAGTACCATTGTTCCAATTACCACCTAAGTGAAGCACTCGCTTATACCTTTAACCCTTTTTATAATTTTATTGCTACATGGGGGCTTGCACAGCCCCCAAACCCCTGTGAACTAAGAACGGATAAGGCGAGAGCCGTAGCTAATGTTCGAGATAGAAGGAGAGTAGATACCATTAGAACACACCAGTGAGACGCCAGTACCATTGAGCCAATAACCACCAAAGCGAAGCACTCGCGTTCCAGTTCTTGCTGAATCAAAGTAATACAAATATGCACTATAGAATGTCACACTACCTGCTACAGCACCCCAGAGAATCGGTACATCAATCATACCTCCTTCTACCTCGATGCCTTCTCTTATCTGCTGATATCCATTAGCCGCATAATCTCCTATTCCCAAGTCAACCCAGCCGTCTGCCCCTCGTGGGTCTGTGATGTTATACTTTGTGGGGTCTGCACATCCGTAGTACCGCCCATCGTAACGCATGAATCCTGCGTTGAATTGCCAGACGTTACCCCACAAATCCCAGATACCACGATACGCCACGTGGCTTCTTGTGGCACTCTCATGTTGCAAGAGGTATCCGCTACCATCTCCCATTGTGTCAAACTGTGTCTGAGGTACTGACTGACCCCATGAAACTATTGCATTACCAATTGCAATGTTGAAAACAGCACCGTCAATAGTTATTGTCTGAGTGCCATCGCCATTGTCTGTTACATCGGTAATGAGTCTGTTTTGAGCTATGCTGTTATTTGTGTATGATGTACCAAT